TCCTTTTGATTTTAAATTTGGATCGTATGTTTCTAAGTCAATTGCAACTGTATCTATATCTGTTAAATCTAAATCAGTTAGTTGTGGAACTGCACACATTATTTATAATCCCTTTCAATAATCATTTCTATAAAATGAATAGCTTTCTCTAAGTCTTGTTTCTTTCCTTTGTCGCTGTGTCTCACGATATACTTTATAGCACAACCTTCTGGATAAAGCAATTTGTTCTCTATTACAAATTTACTTGGCTGTATTTTATATTTTTGGTAGTGAGATCCTCCGATCTGCTTGTCGTAAGCTTTTGTCATGCTACCCTCTTAACATATCGCATTTCTGTTCCTGCATGATTCCATGCAGTTTCTATTTTTATTCTTCCTGCATCAGATAAAGAATAACATCCGTTATAACTTCCATAAATGTGCCCTATGTAAGAATTATATTCGTCACAAACATCTATCTTTGATGTTTTATAATCAAAGGACTTATTACTATAAGCAAAAAAATCATCGTACTCATATATGTGATTATTAACAATTTTCCTTGGAAACAAATGAGGGCATCTTTTTTCTTCTTCGGGGCTATGTAAAAAATAATCGTGATGTTTTCCATTATATTCAGAGTTTCTCCAACACTTTCCTCCTACAAAAGAATAGCCGCCTCCTCCATCTTCTCCTAAATTTAAAACTGATCCAAAAATTAAAACAGAACTGTAGTTACCGTACCAACCACTGTTATGTATTTTTTTTTCTACCGACTTTGCATAGTCTGTTTCAAAGTCTTCTCTATTTTGATAAGGTTTTACTTCAACTAATATTTTTCTACCTTCCTCTCCATAGATAGCAAAATCTGGTAGCCATCCTTTTACATCTTCTAAAACTGGTTCATACTCTATGTTCCAACCTAATTGTTTAAAAAATATATATCGTTTACATTCATTTTTACTTCTAAAATGAGCACCTCGATATATAACTTCATGTGCCTTTATATCGTACATTTTTTCTCCTTCATCTGACTCCTAGGGTTAGTTTTTTATTTGATGTCAACGTCCAATAATCATTTATAGCTCTACTGTACGCTGTGTATTTTAATCTTAACTGAGTAAAATAATCTTCTCTTCTTGTTATAGTCTCGTCTACAATTACATTATCAAATGTTAAACCTTTTACTGTGTGTATGTTTCCATACTTAACTCTAATATCTTTATCAAAATCAAAACCTTTTTTTAAAATTTTGTTTATGTAAATTAATCTTTCTTGTGTTGTCTTTGATGGTATTCTTATTAAATCAAACTGTGTGTACTGTGTTGTTTCTGGTTTCAATAAACCTTTGTCAATCAATTGTTGTAATGTGTAATCTTGTTTTATCCATGTATCAAATATTTCTTTGTTAGATTTACCTCTAACAATAACTTTACTACCCATGTAATCCCAAAAATGTTTTATCTGTACAAGACTCATAGGGTAACCCTTTACAAAATCTGGCCATAGTTTGTGGCATCTTAATTCTTTCTTAGATACAAATGCTGATTGATCTACGTGTGCAAACTCTATACCCTTTTTAATAAAAAATTCTCTGCAACGGTTGTCACTTGGTGTTCCTCTAAATGTAAATAAAAATGTTTGATCTGTGTTTTCTATTTTATCTAATAGTATATCAAGATGTCCAGATCTTTCTAAGTCTGGTAAATAATAACCTTTACCTTGTATCATTTGTCCATCACGTTTTGCCGGTGTCCATATTCTATGTGACCCGTACTTATCCCATACAGGCGCTATTATACTTTTACAAAGAGTGTTAACCGCTAGACTACACCTCTTACCTTCTTCTAATTCTTTGTATGGGTTTGCTGCTAGTTTATGAAAATAATCTGCGTCAGACCCTGAGTATTCAAATAATGTTTGATCTGCATCTCCAACTAAATAATAATGATTTTCTTTTACATTGGTTGCCATTTTATCAATAGCTTTTCTCTGTGGTACGTTACTGTCTTGACACTCATCTATGATAAGAGCATCAATTTCCGGAGCTTTTGCTTGTTCTGCAAACTCGTCAATCATGTCTGCATAATCACATTTGTTATTATCTTTTTTATAATCTGTGTATATTTTGTATAGATCTTTTATTAACTCTATATTGTAGGGTTTAAATGCATCTCTATTACATTGTTTCCAATACTGATCTAAAGTTTTACCATGTCCTCTTGCCTCTGATATATATCTATAAAATTTATGTTTCTTTTCAATGTCAGATTCTGTATCTAAATTAAAATATTTATCTTGTATAATTAAATTTTTGTGATCATCATAATCAAATTTATCTTTTCTTAATAATCTGTTTCTACAATAGCTGTGTATTGTACAGATTTTATACTTCATAGATTTTTGTGTAAAACCTCTTTCTTTTATCTCTGGTATTTGTAGTATAGCTTCTCTTATTTGATTAGCTGCAACGTTAGTGTGAGATAATATAACTAATTTATCAGGATGATATTTTGGTAAAAGGTCCTTGTACAGTCCTACAATAAAACCGTGAGTTTTTCCTGTGCCTGGCGGCCCTGCAATAAATCTAGGCTTCAAAATCTATCTCCCCTACGTTTTCTGTAAACTCTCCCTCTAGAATTATATCTTCGTTATCTATCTCTGGTTGATCTATTCTCCACGATACCAATGACTTTTCTTTGTATTTACCCCTATTTTTCTTTGCTTTTAATATTCTTTGTATCTTCATAACTAGATCTACTCGTTCATAATTTATTTTTTGACTCTGTAAATAATCTTCAAATCTATCTAAACTAAACTCTAATGTGTTTTTGTTTTTACTAAAATAAGGTAAACCGTATTGCGCTAATTCTTTTTTATCTGTGTAGGCTTTAGTTTGTTTTATGTATCCAATAAAATGTTTTTTAAATACTAATTTGTTATCTGCTTCTTCTACATAATCTAATGACTTATCTCTTGATTCATATTTCTGTCTCATAATAATTTCAAAGTCATTTGGGGGCATTCTAGGAACCCACACTGACGCTTGTGTAATAACTTCATCATAAAACAAATTTTGTTTCATAAGCTGTGGTCCTGTAACTATAATTTCTTTTGGTGTTGGTTTACCTTGCACAACAGCATTTATTTTAACTATGTATCTGTCATTACCATACTCAGTAATCTCACCTATTGATTCTTCTGCAATTTCTTTTCCATTAGCTAAATTTTTATCGTCTACCCCTACCCAACTAAATAAATCTGAAATTGTTTTGTTAGAACAGCCAACAATTTCTGCAAGTTTAGGTATACCAAATTTTCTGTTTGCTTTTTTATGCGAGGTGCCTTTACCTTTTCTTTTATCACACTCTTCATCTTTTGCTGCAACAGCAATTTTATAAATAAAATCGTCTATATATTCTACACTCCACTCTGTATGTTTTAACAATACACCAGCGATTGCAGTGCAATAATCATCTCTTTGACCAGTGCCTGCGTATGTAATACACAAAGCAGCAGCTAATGCTATTTTACCTAAATCTACTTTTAAATTACCAGGATACTCATTTATTCCTTCATACTTAACCCACTCTACTATTTCATTTGTTTTATGATATTTGGTTTCTGGCACTAATGTATATTTATTAGAACCATGTCTTATTTCACAAAGCGTAGCACCGTGACCGTAATCTTTATAATAACTTTCTAATTCTTTTGGTAATGAAAATTTTTTATAATCTAATTTTCCTGACCAAAGATAATGACTTGATGGATTATTTCTTCTTCCAAAGATAGCACCACAAGATTTTATGTGGTCATCTACAAATCTTTTTACAACAGGATTATCAATATCAAAATCTATATCTTGATCTAATCTAAGTCCTATCTGTTTGTTTATATGTTCTATTTTCCATTCTTCTTTCGTAATTTTAAAATCTGGGTTGGACCATTTTTCAACGACAGATTGTTTTGTATCGCAGGGTATAATAACCCTATCCATATCTATCCAGTGGTCACAGGTGACCGGTCTATCAATTTTATTCTCTACCATAATTTATATGGGCGAGTCCACTCTCGCTTTCTCGCCCATTCCCTAGGAACTATAAATTGATTGTCTTTTTAGGTTCTTCTTGAGTCTCTGGTTTAGCTTCAATCTCACCACTACCTACTTTTTCTGCGAAATTTTTAGCTATATCATATACCCCTTTATCCTTTATTGGACCAATTTGAGATACATCCCAACCAAACCATGTTCCTTTGTCATTAGACATTTGAACAGTTTTTAGTTTGTAAATGTGGCTATAAGTTGGCGGAGTA